GCGCTGGTGGCAACGGCGGCGATGGTGTTGTCCGCGTATGGAGCTGGTGATGATTTACGCAATTCTCGATAGCAACGGACGTTGCATCAATCGCATCCTTTGGGACGGCGCAAGCGATTGGCAACCACCTGAAGGCTGCACTGCGGTAGCCGACCCCGACAATCTGCATCCTGTGCACCAAGAGCCGCAGCAGGAAACTGCACCGGACCCCTTGGCTACTTTGACTGATGAACAGAAGGCGGCATTGGTGGCTTTGTTGCAGGGGCAGTAAGTCCTGATTTCTCACTCCATCCTTCGCGCCTGCTGTGGCGACCACCGCTAATCTGATGCCATGACCAAGCGCGAACAGATCCTCGCTGCCATTCGCACGGCGCTGACCGGGACCACCGGCGTTGGCACGCGTATCTATCGCAGCCGGATCGAGCCGATGGCGCGGCAGGAAAGCCCAGCGATTGTTGTTGAGCCGCTAGAGGACACCGCACAGCAGAACACCAGCCTGCCAACACTGGACTGGTCGCTCACAGTCCGCATCGCGGTGGTGGTGCGGGCGAATGTCCCCGACCAGGCTGCGGATCCGATTGTTGAATCACTGCATTCCAAGGTTATGGCTGATCTAACCCTTGGCGGGCTGGCCATGGATATTCAGCCACTGCGAGTAGAGTTCCAAACAGTCGAGGCTGATCAACCGGCAGGTGTCGTCATGTGCGATTACCTTGTTCGGTACAGATCCTCTGTCACCAACCTGGCGGCTTAATGATGGCTACCACGACCGATGAATACCATGGGCAAGGAGGCACTTACCTCCTGGACCCTAAGTCCGGCAAGCGGAAGCTCATCGAGCGGACTGAGCCGGCTGTCACCCCTGCTCACGCAACTCCTGAGGTAACGACCGATGGCTCTGCTGACCCGCAAGCGCCTGATTCTGGCGAAGACTGAATCGACTTACGCCACCGACAGCACGCCTGCCGGCACTGACGCGATTCTGGTTCGCAATCTCGAGATCACCCCGCTCGAGGCTGACACCGTCAGCCGCGACCTGATCCGCCCCTATCTGGGCAACTCCGAGCAGCTGCTTGCCAATACCCGCGTGGGTATCACCTTTGAGGTGGAGCTGGCTGGCTCTGGCACTGCTGGCACTGCTCCAAAGTACGGCTCGCTGCTGAAAGCGTGCGGCTTCTCTGAAACCGTCGTTGCTACAACCAGCGTGACCTATGCGCCGGTGAGCTCCAGCTTCTCCAGCGCCACCATCTACTTCAACAACGATGGCGTGCTGCACAAGGCGACCGGCTGCCGCGGCACCTTCACGATGAACTGCAACCTGAACGAGATTCCGGTGATCTCGTTCACGATGACCGGCATCTACAACGCCCCAACCGACACTGCTGCCCCGTCCGTCACCTACTCGGCCCAGGCCACGCCGCTGATCTTCAAGGAGGGCAATACTTCCAATTTCAGCCTGCTGAGCTACAGCGGCTGCCTGATGAACTGCAGCTTCGACATCGCCAACGAGGTGGTGTACCGCGAGCTGATTGGCTGCACCAAGTCTGTCCTGATCACCAACCGCGCCCCTTCCGGCGAGGTCGTGATCGAAGCGCCCACCATTGCGCAGAAGGACTACTTCACGATCGCCAATAACAACACCACCGGCAGCCTGACCTTCGCGCACGGCACTACGGCTGGCAACATCGTCACCTTCACCGCACAGAAGGTCGACATTGGCAACCCCACGTATAGTGACAGCGACGGCATCCAGATGCTGAACCTGCCTTACGTGGCCATCCCCACCAGCGCAGGCAACGACGAGGTTTCGCTCGTTTACACCTGATCACCGGAGCACACCTGCATGGCATTCGTCCGTAAAAAGTCTTCGACCTTCAAGTGGCCGGTCACTGTCGAATCCCCCGTCGACGGCGGCCGGTTTGAAAGCGAGACTTTCGATGCTGTTTTCAAGCGCATTGGTCGTTCTGAATTTCAGAAGCTGATCGACAAAGGCGATCTCGATCTCGTCGAGGCCGTTCTTGCAGGCTGGGAGGGCATTGCGGACGAAGCCGGAAAGGAGGTGCCCTTCACCAAGGGCACCATGAAGGAGATGCTGGATGATCCCTACTTCACTCGTGGGATCATCGCTGCCTACTTGGCGAGCCTAGAAGGCGGCAAAGCAAAAAACTAGAGGACGCGGCCCGCTACTGGGCCGCAGGTGGATCGGTGAAGGATGACACGGAGGACGATGCCCGACTGATGGGTGTCGTCCTTCCTGATCCTGAGCCGGAAAAGGATTTTGAAGTCTGGGACGAGAACTGGGACATCGTGATGATGTTCATGCGCATGCAGACGCAGTGGAACGTCGTCATGGGTGGCTTCACCGGCTTGAAGTACGAGGTGCTCCGCTGGCTGTGCGACCTATACTCAGTGGAGGATCCAAAGGCCATGCTGGAGGGCATCCAGGTCATGGAAGCGGCCGCTCTTGAGGTGCTGAACGACCATGGCAAATGAGACGATCAGAGCCAGGATCGAGGTCCTCCTCAAGGGGATGGATCAGGTCGAGAGCCTGAAGAATGCCGTCCGCCAGCTTCAGACCACTGCTTCACCAGCTGCGGCGGATCTCCAGAAGCTCAAGAACGCCGCCACGCAACTTGGCGGCGCTGCTGATCGCACCGAGAACGACCTACGGCGATCGATTAACGCACTGAAGGATGTGCGTGCCCAGCTGTCGCTGACCGACAGGGAGTACGCCAAACTCACTGGCACGATCAATAAGTACCAGGCGCAGCTGGATAAGGCGACTGGCGCACAGCAGCGTGGTGGCAGGGCCGCTCAGTTGGCTCAGACCGTTGGCGCGATTGGCGGTGGCGCCATTTTTGGTGGTCCTGTTGGTGCGATTGGCGGCCTGGTTGGCGCAGGTGTAGGCATTGCCTCAGGTGCTGGCGCAGTTGGGGGAGCCTTCGCTGGCGCAGCGATCGGTGGTGCCGTCGGCGCGTTTCAACAGCAAATCGCTGGTGCGGCTAACTACGCCAGCGAAATCGCTCGACTGCAAATCGCGCTCAAGGGCGTCAGTACCGATCAAGGCGAATTCAATAACAGCCTTAAGTTCATCAGCCAAAGCTCGGGTCAGTTTCTGACAAGCCTTGGCGATGCGACTCGCAACTACACCAAGCTTCAAGCTTCAGTGCGAGGCGCAGGAAAGGGCACCGAGGAAACCCAGTCGGTGTTCAAGGGTCTGAGCGCTGCGATCATCGCAACTGGTGGCAACACTGAATCGCTCAACGCTGCATTCACTGCGGCGACGCAGGTGTTCTCCAAGGGCAAGGTAAGCGCCGAAGAATTGCGCGGTCAGATTGGTGAACGTTTGCCCGGTGCGTTCACGATCTTCGCTCAGGCTGTAGGCAAGACGCCGCAGCAGCTCGACAAGGCGCTTCAAGACGGTGAAGTGTCACTGGACGACTTCGTCAAGTTCTCCGAGGAGTTGTTCAAGCGCTACGGCGAAGCATCCAAGGCTATTGGCGAGTCTCCGTTTGCCGCGAGCATCCGCTTTGAGCTGGCGATGAAGAACATGCAGCTGGCCGCCGGTCAGGCGCTGCTGCCCATCGCCACTTACTTCACCAACCTCGGCACGGATGCCCTGAACGGCCTGACACGGGTGTTTGAGGGCACCACCAACTGGCAGAAGGCAATCGGCAACACGTTTGACAACGTGATGAAACTGATCGGCGGCGTGAGCGGCCTGAAGCAGATCTTGGTCGGGCTGACGCAGACGCTGGTGGTACTTGGCACCACGATGGCTGCGGTGTTTGCGGTGCAAAACATCGGCACGTTTGTGTCGGCGTTCAAGACCGTCGTCACGGTCACGCAAACGCTGGTCAAAGTCACACGCGAGCTGCTGACACTTGAGAAGGCGATGACGGCCCTCAAGGCCATCCAGGCTGGCCTGCAGGCGGTCATTACCGCGGCCGGCACCAACCTCAAGAAGAACCCTCGAGGCGTTGCCGGTGTCGTTGGCGCTGCCGGCGTCGGCATTCTGGCCGCCACTCAGTTCAAGGACGACTTTGAAAAGGCGATCGATGGCGTTTTCAGCGGCATTAGCAGCAAGTTCAACTCGCTGTTCAAAATGCCGGACTTGGGTGGCAACTTTGGCGGCAACAACCCGCCAACGCCTTCAGGTACAGAAGACCCGAATCTGCAGGCTGAAAGAGAACGCGTCAACCTAGCTCGTGAGCTGAACGCGCTCGAGCAGCAGCGCATCAGATCTTACTACGACCAACAGCGAGCTGGCCAAGATCAACTCACTCAGTTGACCCTGCAAAAAGATGAACTGTATTTCATCACTCGACTGCGCTTGCAAGAAGCTATCATTAGCAAGAAAAACACTGAAAGCTATCAGGCTGCTGTTACTGCCATTCAGCAAGAGTATTCAGCCCAAAGGGCTCAGCTGGAGGCTCGTCGCAAGGAAATTCTTGAGACTTTTGTTGAGCTTGAGAAATCAAGCAAAGAAGTTAACGACACCCTATTCTCTGGCTTTTCACAAAAAACAGCGCTTGAGAGCGCATACGAAAAGATCAACGATCAGATCTCTAATGCAATTACTCGACAAGATGGGCTGCTAAAGTCGCTTCGCGACGCTGGTGGCTTAAATCCGGAAACCGCATCAGCTCGAGAAGCTATCGGCAACCGTCGACAGGCTTTGCTGGATATTACGCCAGACCAACGGCGCTCCATGGCTAGCCGCGAGGTTGTCGGCGGCGAGGTTGACTCTCTTCGTCAGCAAATCATCGAGTTGCAAAACAGCGGACGTGAATTAACGACGCTGGACAGGCTGAAGCAGAAATACCTTGCTGACTGGGATAAGCTTGATCCCGAGCTTCGCAAGCAGCTTGAAAGCATGGCCGCGCAACGCGACGCGCTGGCTATGCAGATTGAAGCGGCCAATCAGCTGCGCGACGCAGTGATCAATCCATTGCGACAAGGCTTCACACAAGTTTTTGACGCACTCATCAACGGCACCGAAAGTTGGGGCAACAGCCTACGCGCTATCGCGGCCAGTGTGCTTAAAGACATCGCAAAACAGCTATTCCAGATTTATGTAATCAACCAGCTAATCTCAGGCATCAGTAGCCTGTTCCCATCGCCTGGAGGGGGGACAATCCCTGTTGCCGCTGTGGCCGCCAAGGGCATGGTGGCCGCCAACGGCATTCAGCCCTTCGCGATGGGCGGCATTGTCGACAAGCCCACCTTGTTTAAGTTCGCAAAAGGCGGCGCCATGCGCACTGGGCTGATGGGCGAGGCCGGGCCTGAGGCGATCATCCCCCTGAAGCGCGGCCGCGACGGCAAGCTCGGTGTTTCCGGTGGCGGCGGTGGCGGCACCACGGTGAACGTGAGCGTGGATGCCAAGGGCACCAGCGTGCAGGGCAACAGCGGCCAGAGCGAACAGCTGGGCCGCGCTGTCGCGCAGGCGGTACAGCAGGAGCTGATCCGCCAGAAGCGGCCTGGCGGCCTGCTAGCGGCATAGGATTGAGCGATGGCCACCTTCGACTTCACACCGAGTTTTGAGGCCACCGAGAGCAGCAAGCCTCGGGTGCGTCGATTCCAGGCCGGCGACGGCTACGAGCAGCGCGTGCGCTTCGGACTAAACACGGATCCGAAGGAGTGGACGCTCACATTCTCCGAGCGCTCCGACACTGAGCGCGATCAGATCACGGCATTCCTGGACGCTAGGGGCGGCTTTGAGGCCTTCGACTGGACTACTCCGCGTGGCGTGGCCGGTAAGTTCGTGTGCGAGGAGTGGCAGGTGACGCTGCGCGCCTGCAATTTCAACACGATCACGGCAACCTTCAGGCAAGTGTTCGAGCCCGGCTGATGGCAGTTCCCTACTCAGAGATCCAGAAGATCGAGCCTAGTGCTGTGATCGAGCTGTTTCAGCTGCAGCTGAACACGGCGCAGCACGGCGTGAGTGAGACCTACTACTTCCACGCCGGCGTCAATACCAAGACGCCAACCGGCGAGCTGGTCTGGGCGGGTCAGGCCTACCAGGCGCTGCCGATTGAGGTGGATGGTTTTGAGTGGAACGGCCAGGGGCAGCTGCCGCGGCCGAAGCTGCGCGTGTCCAACATCTTCGGCACAATCACCAGCATCCTGCTGACCCTGCCAAACGGTCTCGACGGCGCCAAGGTGACCCGCATCCGCACCATGGGGCGATTCCTCGATGCGGTTAACTTCCCCAGCGGTAACGCGAACGCAGACCCCACTGCGGAGTGGCCGCGTGAGATTTACTACATCGACCGCAAATCAGCGGAGAACCGCGACCTGGTTGAGTTCGAGTTGGCCGCAGCCTTCGACCTGCAGGGCGTGCGCGCACCGAAGCGACAGTGCATCAGCAACATCTGCCAGTGGCGCTACCGCGTGTGGACCGGCTCAGCCTTCGACTACACCGATGTGGAGTGCCCCTACACCGGCGCGGCCTATTACGACGAAAACAACGCCATCACTACCAACCCGTCAGAGGACTTCTGCGCCAAGGATCTGACGGCGTGCGAGCGTCGATTCGGTGCGCTCAATTTCACGGGCAGCGTCACGGCAGGCAGCACCACGATGACGGGCCTCAGCGGCTCTGAGCTTGCCAGGATCTACCCCGGCGTCCAGATCAAGGGGCCAGGAATACCGGCTGGCACCACGGTGACCAGCGAGGCCAGCAGCACGCTCACGCTCTCTCAGGCTGCGACCATCACCACCGTGGCAACCCGCACTGGCACGCTGGGCGCCCTGGGCATCACGCTGACGGTAAGCAGCAGCAGCGGGTTGATTCCTGGCATGACCGTGAGCGGCCAAGATCTGCCATCTGGCGTGCGGATCAGCAGCATCTCCGGTAACGTGCTCACGCTGAGCATCACCTACAACGCAAACGTGAGAGGCAGTGCCAAGAATGAGACGGTGACGGTGAGAAAGGGCGTCTGGAATGATGAACTGTTGTGCAACAATTCAAGCGGCATTGAAGAAGGCGATTATGTGGCCAACACCGCTGGCATCACTGATCTCAAGCCTCAAGGCACAAACATCTACAAGGGGACTCGCGTAGAAGACATCTACTCCTCGGGAGGCGATGAAGTCATACAGCTCAACTTTGCGACTGCGTTCGATGGCGGCGATGAGTTTGTGGCTGTGTTCTACAGGCCAAAGACATTCACTTCTGCCACCTACACCTTCACCGCCGACAACCGCTACACCATCCGCCCGAACGGGATCCTGCCCTACGGCTCCTTTCCAGGCGTCGGAGGCTACAACGCATGAGCTGGCGGGCTGAAGCACTGAAGCACGCGCAGGAGGCTGCGCCTTCCGAGGCCTGCGGTCTGGTGGTGATCATTAAGGGCCGCGAGCGTTACTGGCGGTGCCGCAACCTCTCGCCATCGGCGGCTGAGATGTTTGTGCTCGACCCTAAAGACTGGGCGCGTGCAGAGGACTCCGGCGAGATTGCGGCCATCGTTCACAGCCACCCGAGCACGCCGCCAGAGCCCAGCCAGGCCGATCGGATCAGCTGCGAGCGCAGCGGCCTGCCGTGGCACATTGTGAGCCCGCAGAACGAGGCCTGGGGTGGCTGCAAGCCGAGCGGCTACAAAGCCCCACTGATCGGTCGGCAGTGGGTGTGGAGCGTCACAGACTGCTGGACCTTGGCGCGCGACTGGTACGCCGAGCAAGGCATCGCGCTGCGCGACTGGGAGCGGCCGCTGTCGCCCGAGGAGTTCCTCGAGGCGCCGATGTTTGATCAGTGCTGGAAGGAAACGGGATTTCGTGAGCTGGGCGCCGATGAGTCGCTCGAGGTGGGCGACCTGCTGCTGATGTCGATCGGCAGCCGTGGGCTGAACCACTGCGCAGTTCTAGTCGAGCCGCAGATGGTGCTGCATCACCTGCAGGGGCGCCTTTCAAGCCGTGACCTCTACGACTCATGGCTCCTACAATGCACAGGCAGGAGGCTGCGCCATGCTTCGAGAGATTAGGCTCTACGGTCGCCTGGCGAAGTTCATTGGCAAGCGGGTGCTGCACGCTGATGTGGCATCAGCAGCGGAGGCCGTTCGGTTCCTGATCGCCAACTGGCCAGCGCTCGAACAGCACATGGCCGACCAGCACTACAAGGTGGTGGTGGGCGACTACCAGATCGGTGAGGATGAGCTGCACGCACCGGCTGGGCAGCAGGCAATCAGGATCATCCCTGTGATGGCCGGCGCCGGTGCTGCGACGCGAATCATTCTTGGCGTCGCACTGATCGCGTTGAGTTTTGGTATCGGAGCGATTGCGTCTGCTGGTGTGGCATTGGGTGGACTAGCGGGAATCGGAACGGTCGGAACTATCGCCGTTGGCATCGGCGCCAGCTTGGTGCTAGGCGGCGTGGCGCAGCTGCTCACGCCAGTGCCAACCACACCGAAGGAAGACAGCGATCCGCGGCGCAACTCCTTCAGCTTCAGCGGCATCCAGAACACCAGTCGCCAAGGTGTCTCGGTTCCTGTGATCTACGGCGAGACAATGGTGGGATCGGTGGTGATCTCCGCTGGCATCGACATCGTGCAGGTGAGGGGCTGATGGACGAACGTGATCTGATCATCGGCTCCGGCGGCGGCGGCGGCAAGGGAGGCGGCGGCGGCGGCGGCGGCAAGCTCAAGGAAGAAAAAGACAGCCTCAACAGCACCTCTTACGCCAAGGTGGTGGACCTGCTGGGCGAGGGCGAGATCCAGGGGTTCGCTACGCCAGAGGCCGATGGCATTAGCAAATCATCCGGCGCCTACAACGTCGCGCTGCTGAAGGACATCTTCTTCAACGACACGCCGATCCTGCAGGCCGATGCCGTTGTCCGCGCTGGCACATACACGCAGAACGGTGACACGATCACGGTCACATCTAGCGGGCATGGTTTCGCCTCTGGCGCAACGGTTCGCCTAGTGATCAGCAGCGGCAGCGCTGCAACCGGCGACTACAGGATCAACACCACAACCAGCAACACGTTCACAGCCGACGCCAAGAACAACAACACCACCAGCGGTTCCGTTGGATGTGCGCTGGCTGATCGCTTCAATTTTGAAAACATTGAGCTGGCGGTGCGCTACGGCACCACATCTCAGTCGCTCCTGTCAGGCTTCAGCGAGATCGAAGCTGAGCAGTCGGTCAACCTCGAGGTTGAAAAAGCTGTGCCGATCTCGCGCAGCATCACCGACGACGACGTGGATGAGGTGCGCGTCACCATTACCATCCCCCAGCTGCAAGAGATCGAGAAAGACGGCGACATTGATGGCTCAGAGCTGCGCCTTCGGATCCTGATCGCAGAGGATGGCGGCGCCTTCCGCACCATGGTCGATGACACGATCAGAGGCCGCACTGGCGACCAGTATCAGAAGGACTACGAGATCAACCTCGAGGGCAAGCAGTTCCCGATTGAGCTGCGCGTCGAGCGCGTCACCGACAACTCGAACAGCGTCAAGAAAAGCAACACGCTGATCTGGACCAGCTACACCGAGATCAAGAACGTCCGCCTTAACTACCGCAACAGCGCGGTGGTGGCGACCCGCATCTCGGCCGAGCAGTTCAACGCCATTCCTACGCGCACCTATCGCATCCGTGGCCGAAAGGTCCGTATCCCTTCCAATGGGACCGTGGACGACGCCACCGGCCGGATCACCTACAGCGGCACCTGGGACGGCACGTTCGGCGCTGCGCAGTGGACATCGGATCCGGCCTGGTGTCTCTATGACCTGCTGACGAACACGCGGTTCGGCCTAGGTGATCAGATCCTCGCCAGCCAGCTCGACAAGTTCGCCTTCTACTCCGCCAGCCAGTACGCCTCGGCACTGGTGGACTCGGGCCGCAGAACTAGCGGCGGCTCGATCATCTACGAGCCCCGGTTCTCAATGAACGTCAACCTGCAGGGGCAGGAAGACGCCTACAAGCTGATCAACGACCTCTGCAGCGTTATGCGCTGTATGCCGTACTGGAGCACCGGCGCGCTCACGATCAGCCAGGACAAACCGGCCGATCCGGCTTTCCTCTTCACCATGGCCAACGTGTCAGAGGAGGGCTTCAGCTACAGCTCGAGCAGCCAGAAGAACCGCCCGACCGTGGCGCTGGTGGCCTACCTGGATTTGGAGACGCGCCAGATCGCCTACGAGCAGGTGGAAGATCCGGCCGGCATTAGGAAGTACGGCATCATCACCAATCAGATCAGCGCCTTCGCCACCACATCACGCGGGCAAGCGCGGCGGCTGGGTGAATGGCTGCTCTATTCCAGCCAATACGAGACCGAGGTGGTGGCCTTCACCGCCAGCATGGATGCCGGCGTGATCGTGCGGCCAGGCCAGGTGATCGCCATCAGCGATCCCGTGAAGGCCGGCAACCGCCGCGGCGGGCGCATTGCAGCAGCGACCACCACCACGATCACGGTGGACAACACCTCCGGCCTGCCCGGCTCTGGCGGCAGTATCTCAGTGATCCTGTCCAATGGCACCGTGCAGAAGCGCACGGTGTCGAGCCGCAGCGGCAAGGTGATCACGGTCAGCAGCGCCTTCAGTTCGGCGCCACCTGAGAACAGCGTCTGGATCTACGAGACCAGCGACATCCTGCCATCACTGTGGCGAGTGCTGACCGTGCAGGAGCAAGATGGCGTCACGTACCAAGTGAACGCACTCAGCTACAACCCGAGCAAATACGACTACATCGAGCGCGACAAGCCGCTCCGCCAGCGCGACATCTCCAACCTGAACAACAAGCCGGCAACACCCACCGGCCTGGTTTTGTCTGAGACGCTCTACAGCTACCAGGACCAGGTGCGCGCCAAGGTGATCGCCAGGTGGCGGCCGATCGCCGGCGTGAACGAATACCTGGTGCGCTGGCGCAAAGGTAACGGCAACTGGAGCCGCGTGATCACGCAAAGCCCCGACCATGAGGTGCTGAACATCACGCCTGGCACGTTCAGCTTCCAGGTGTATGCGCTCAACTCGGCGCGTGATCAGTCCACCCGAGCTGCAACGGCTTCGATCAATGCGCTCGGCAAGACCGCACCACCGAGCAACGTGTCGGGCTTCACGCATGTGCTCGATGCCTCCCTCGGTGTGACGCTCACCTGGAACCCGGTGAGCGACATCGACCTGAAGGACTACGAGATCCGGCGCGGCGCAACATGGGACGCTGGCACCTTGGTGACCCGTGTGGCGGCCACCAGCTACAAGATCGGTTACCTCGACGACGGCACCTACACCTACTGGATCAAGGCGCGCGACACCTCCAACGTCTACAGCACCACCGCCAGATCGCGTTCCATCACGATCACGGTGCCGAGCGGGCCGACCGTCACGGCCGTGATTGATGGATCGCTGGCGCGGCTCAACTGGACCGCAACGACCGGCTCCTACAACGTCAAGCACTACATCGTTCGTTACGGCAACACCTTCGCAGCCGGCACGACGCTCGGCACCTTCCAGACCACCTCCACCAGCTTCCCGGTCACCTGGTCCGGTAGCCGTACCTTCTGGGTGGCGGCCGTGGATCTGGTGGACAACATCGGCACGGCGGCATCCGTCGCGGTGGTCAATACCCCGGCGCCGGCTCCGACTGTTTCTTCCGCGATCGTCGGCAGCAGTGTGACGCTGACCTGGACCGAAGTGGACGGCACGATCCCAACCCGGTTCTACGAGATCCGCGTCGGCACCACCTATGCCACTGCGACAGTGCTGGCGACGATCCAGTCCACGGCCTATTCGCTGAACGCCGACTGGGCTGGCAGCCGCACCTATTGGATCTCGGCTGTTGACAGCAACGGCAACCTCGGCACTGCTGCTCAGCGTGTCGTCACCATTGCAGTAGCGCCGGCGCCAAGCATCGACGACGCCTTCTATGGCGAGCAGGTGCAGCTGACCTGGGCGGCGGTGAAGGGCAGCCTCGAGACGGCCTACTACCAGATCCGCCGCGGCAGCACCTTCGCAAGCGCCACCGTGCTGGCCACGATTCAAGGCACCGCCTACAGCTTGAAAGTGGACTGGGGCGGCACGCAGCGCTTCTGGGTGGCGGCCTTCGACGTGAACAGCTCGCAGGGCACACCTGGCGCGGTCGATGTGGTGGTGACGATCCCCAGCGCACCGTCGATCAGTCAGCAGGTGATCGACAACAACGTGCTGCTGCGCTGGACCGACAGCACGCAGACGCTGCCGCTGGTCAGCTACGAGCTACGGCGCGGCGCCAGCTGGTCAACGGCCACGGTGATCGGCACCAAGCAGGGGCGCTTCACCACGGTTTTCGAGACATCGAGCGGCATCTACACCTACTGGCTGGCCGGCATCGACACCGCCGGCAACTACGGCACGCCTGGCTCGGTGGCCGCCAGCGTCAACCAGCCGCCCGACTACGTGCTGCAGCTGGACCAGAACAGCACCTGGGCAGGCACGGAGACAAACATCTACACCGACCCCGACCTCGGACAGGTAGTGAACGTCAACACCACCGAGACCTACGAGGAGCACTTCACGACCCGCAGCTGGACCAGCCCGCAGGATCAGATCAACGCCGGCTACAGCTACTTCTTGATGCCGTCCACGACCACGGCCAGCTATGTCGAGGAGGTGGACTATGGCGCAGTGCTGCCTGGCACCAAGGTGAGCGCCACGCTGACATCCGCCAACGTGGCAGGCAACACCACGATCACGCCAAAGGTGAGCGTGAAGCTGAACGCAGGCGATGCCTGGATCGACTACCCCGGCGTGAACGAGGTTTATGCCACCAACTTCCGCTATTTCAAGGTGACCTATGACTTCACCTCGGCCGGCGGTGACGACCTGCTGGTGCTGTCGGCGCTGAACCTGAGGCTTGACTCCAAGCTCAAGAACGACGCCGGCAACGGCTACGCGGATTCGGCGGACAGCGGAGGAACCACAGTGAGCTTCGGTGTGCCATTTGTGGATGTGTTCTCGATTTCAGTCACACCGGCCACTACCACTCCCGTGATTGCGGTCTATGATTTCGTCGATGCTCCCAACCCGACCAACTTCAAAGTGCTGCTCTACAACACGTCTGGCACACGGGTGAGCGGAAACTTCAGCTGGAGCGTTCGAGGTGTCTGATGGCTAACTGGAGCAACCCTACCCTCACCAGCACCTACGCCAACTTTCTGGCGGAGCTGAAGGCGCGGGATGAGGACCTGGCACTGCAGTTCGACGGCCAAACCGTCAGCAACCTGACAACCGGCACGATCCGCTGGGATAGCGCGGCTGGCCGCTGGAAGAAGTGGGACGGCACGGCCTGGGCTGAGCTGACATCGACCTACGCGCTAACCGGGCTCAGCACCACCGGCAACGCTTCGATCGGTGGCACGCTGACCGTCACGGGTGCAACCAGCCTGGCGGCGGCCACGGCCACAACACCGGCAACCGCTGACAACAGCACGGCGGTGGCCACTACGGCCTACGTGAAGGCGCAGGCCTACGCCACGCTGGCCAGCCCTGAGCTGACTGGCACACCAACAGCGCCCACAGCAGCGCTCGGCACCAACACCACGCAGATCGCCACGACGGCCTTCGTCAACAGCGAGATCGCCAACGACGCTCCTGCCAAGGACGGCACCGGCGCGACCGGAACCTGGGGGATTTCAGTCACCGGCAACGCTGGCACGGCGACGACGCTGGCCACCGCCCGCACGATCAACGGCATCAGCTTCAACGGTTCGGCCAACATCAACGTGCCGGATCTGCGAGCAGACAATGGCACCATCCTGATCGATGGCACTGGCGTCACCAGCGCGGTGAATTACATCTCGCTGACGAACGCGGCGACAGGCGGCCAGCCAACGCTTTCCACTACAGGCAGCGACACAAACATCAGCCTTACCCTGACCACCAAGGGGACAGGCGGCGTCAACATCATCACCGGCGGCGGCAACATCGCGCTGCGCCCCACAGCAGGTTCGATCCTCTTTTACGACGCCACCAACACCTACTACACCAACCTGGACAATGGCTCGCTGACCGCGAACCGCACGCTCACGATGCCAAACAGCAACGTGACTCTGGTAGGCGGCACCATGGTGCCCACCACTGGCACGGGCGCAACCGGCACCTGGGGCATCAGCATCAGCGGTAACGCGGCCACAGCTAGCGCCTGGGCGACAGCTCGCACCTTCACCTTCACAGGTGACGTGACCGGCAGCAACACTGGAGTGAACGGCGCCGCAAACGAATCGTTTGCTCTCACCCTTGCCGCCGGCGTGGTCGGCACCACCGAGCTGGCAAACTCGGCCGTTACTGGCGCAAAACTGAGCGGCGGCCAGGCTGGCTCTGCTCCGGTTTATGGC